GGCGGCCTTGATTGCCTGATCCAGCGTGTCCCACTGAATGGCTGTCGGGATAAAGGGCAGGTCATACGCCCTGTCAGCGAGAGAGCGCAGCGCCCCCTCCAGCTCCCGCACCCGCCGGATCAGGGCGGGGCCAGCGTTGCAGATGGCTGCGGCATACTGTAGATTGTCGATGTCCACCCAGCACACAAAGACGTTCTCGGGCGATGTAGCAAGCGCGTACGATTCAGTCGTGGCAAGCGCCCGCCAGCCCGGATCGTCGCGCGTCGGCCCACACCTGCCCTCTACGAACCACGGCCGCGGTGTCGCTGCATCCGCCAGCGTCTGCAACTCGTCCAGTGTCGGCTCAGTCTGATTCGCCATGTCTCGCCTCCGCCTGCGCGCACGTATGTCCCGGACCAACCGGCGTGCGCTTGCCGGTTTTCGTACACACCCAGCCCGGCTCGATGCGCCCGGTGTAGGCCGACTGGTGCGCGGAGCGGTCAGATTTCACACAGTCCCGGCAGTGGATCGTGGATTTCGTATCATCCGCCATGTTTCACCTCCCTCTCCCCGCCCACCGGCCCCAGCCAGTGCCCGCACGACTCGCAGTAGCGGGGATCCACAGAGCGCACCTTGCCCCGGAGCTTGCACTGCGCCCTGGTCCCGCCGGCGAGGTCCACCTGGCAGGGCACGGCGTAGACGCAGGTTGCGTGGGTGTGCTCGGGCCAGCGCTCGTTTTCGTCCATCACTCCCTCCTACCGACTCCAGTACGTACTCAGTCGTTCAGCGCCACATCCGCCATGCCGCGAACCTCGTTGCGGCTCGGATCGACGTACAGGCACCACCAACGGCCCGCCGGTCCCATCTTTTGCTTGTTTAGTTTTAGGATCAGCAGGTTCTCCGTGACCTCGATCTGCTTACCTTGCGCCGACAAAACCTTGCCGATCTCGTGACTCGTCTTCGGCATCCACACACCGAGCATCTTGTCCGTCGTGTGCTCGATGTTCGACGTTTCGAGCCCGTCGTGCATCCTCGGGACGCCCCACGTCTCGCCGTATAGCGACCGGCTCGCCTGGCATCCGAGCACGACCGGGCAGGCCATGCCCAGGCTCATGTCTTTGCACCGATCGACGTTGTGAAACACCTGCATGCGCCGATTCTCGCCCTCGCCGGGGTCGATCTGTTGCAGGTAGTCCAGAAAGATAGCCCTAGGCTTGAGTCCGAACTCTTCCCGGATCAGCATCAGCGCCCGGCCCACCACGTCGAGTGTGAGCCTGGGCCGCTTCTTTCCTTCCGCGAGGCTATGGCCGATCAGGTATAGCGGGGCCATGGCCCGGCGCGTGCCATGCACCAACCTGAGTTCGTCAAACTGCGCGTCCGTGATCCTACCCTGCATGATGTCCGTCGCGGAGAGCCTGGCCGTCGCCGCCAGATCGAACGTCAGCATTTCCTCGATAGCTTGCTCCCACGTCACGTACACCACGCACTCGTCTTCGATGTGTTCTTCGCCGATCACGTCTGCCGTGTGTCGCGCCCAGAACTGCATCAGGCCGCTTTTGAAGTTGCTGGTCATTCCCATGACCGTGATCAGTTCGCCGGGTCGGGCCGGGATCATGTACTGGTCGACGTCCGGCACACCTAGGCGAACCCCAACCCCGGCGTTCGTGCGTCGCTCCGCGATAGTCTTGAGCGCGCCCGCAACCGCATCGTTCGGAGTGAACACAACGTCTCTGATTTCGGCTTTCGTCGGCGGTTTCTGCTCAGTCACATCTGCGCTCCTGTGTTCTCGCATACGATCACGTCACGTTCCGCCAGTGGGACCGGGCCAGCCCGGACCTTCCGGGCCATTGTCCGGGCGCATTTCGCGATGGCCCCCACGTCCGAGATGTTCTTGGTCGCGGCCCATGTCACCGCGTCCAGCATGATTCCAGGACCGACGTCCCGCTCCGCCGCCTCGAACGCCTCGCGCTGTGCGCTCGTGGCCCACCTCTTGCGCCTGAACTCCGAGAAGAAGGCCCGACCAGCGTCGGAAAGCTCCAACGAAGGCGCAGAAGGCGCCGTAGTCTGTATCTGTCTCTCTTCTGTCTCTGTATCTTCTTCTGTCTCTGTATCTAGGCGCGTGACGGGCCGTGACTCACTCGTGACATCCTCGTGACAGTCTCGTGGCTCACTCGTGACACTGCGTTCTCTCTGCGCCCGTTTGCGCTCCGCTGTCGCGTCACGAGAGTCGGAGGGCGCGCGTTCCTGCCGCTCGCGATAGTGCACGAGGGTCACAATCTCGCCTACCATCTCGACCATGCCGAGATCGACGAATTTGGAAATGCTTGCGGAGCCTTCGTTCTCGTCACACCGTAGTCTCCAGGCGATGTTGTGCACCGTGTCGATTTGCCCGGTCTCGTGCCCATCCGCGTCGCGAAAGTCAAGCCTGCCGGCGAGCGCCACAAGTAGAAACCACAACCCCTTCTCCGCCAAACTCAAGCCGCCCATCTTCGGGTCTTCCACGACTTCGGTGTACACTTTGACCCAGCTCTTCATCAGGCCACCTTTCGGGCTTGCTTGAGCCAGCGGCGAACGTCCCACTTGGTCGCATGGCTCGCGAGAATCGCATCGTCGATCTTGTCCGAAGTGATAAGGACGCGGCATCGTTCCGGGCCCAGCTTGTCGGCAATGTGTAGGGCCTGCTCTTCGGCGCCTGGGTCCATAACGAGCGTGATGTCCGACGCGCCGGCAATCACCTGGAGCACGGCCATGCTCGGACTCGATCCGGGCAGTCCCACCATCGTCACGTTGGCATCGTCCAGGCACGCGAATGCAACCATCGCTTTGATCTCGCCCTCGACTGCAATCACGTGTCCGGCCAGAGATGCATCGGGCATGCACAGAAACGGCGGCTGGCCCTGCCCGGTGATCTCGTACCGGTACTTCATGCCGGTGTCATTCGTGGTGAGCAGGCGGTGTTTGATGTTGAGCACCTGCCACGAGGGATCGAAGAGGGGGATCGTTGCAGAGTGATTCGGAATCCAGCCGAGTTGCCACACCGCCTGAAACGCATCGGGGACGCCACGGCGCTCCCAATATTGGCGCCCGGCGTCGCCCCTGGCCTCGTGGTACTGCTCCCAGATGTGCTGTGAGCGTAGGAATTCGAGGGCGCGCTCTGCCGAGCGTTTGCGCGCTTCCTCGCGGTCGATCTGGTCTTTGCGCCATGTGTCGAATTGCGCCGGCGACATGGACTGCTTTGCTTTGTCTGGGAAGAAAACGGACGAACACCGCCGACACCAACCGAGGGGCTTCTCGTCTACGAACCACCGGCACCGGTCAGGCCATGAATGATCTGCGTGCACTGCGCCGCCACAAGCCGGGCAGCTCGACGAATATTCGCGGTCCGACGCGCGCTGCACGTACTGGACGCGCTTGGCGTATTCGGCAAAGACCTGTGGCAGCGCCGCCTCACGCCTCGACACGGCAATGCCTCGTGCACGGCTTGACAGTGCTGTACTCGCCGTTCTTCCCCTTGACGATGCAGCCGCACGGCGCGATGTGGAGGCTCAGGCGGGCGGGCTTGCACTCGTGGGCCTGCCACTGGCGGGATTCGTAGCGCTCGGTGAATGGATTGTAGCAGAGAGGGACACCGCAATGGGGGCACTGGATGAAGTCAGTCATGGCAACCTCCGGGGAACGACAAAGCGCCCCTGGCCGTCGCCATCGCTACGGAGCATGCACTTCTTGGGGGAAGCGCGCACCACGATAGCGACGCCCAGAGACGCTTTCTCATCCTGCATGTTCCTTTCACGCCCTTCCCCCAATGCAGGTAGTATAACCCACATCCGCCTCCCCGTCAAGCGCCGCTCGATGGGTCACGGCTGTCGGCCCATGTGCGGCCACTCCCGCGGCCACTTCTCCTCTGCGTACACTGGCCAGCCATCGAACACTGGCCAGTCAACGATGTACGACGGCGCCCGTTTCCAGCGGTCTCCCATCGACTTCATGAAAAACGGTACCCCAGCGGCCTTGCATTGTGCGTAGAGCGATCCGACCCATTTAGCCTCAATGGGCCTTGCGCCCGGTCCCGTCTCGCCGCCGACGATCTCCCAGTCAAGAGGTCGCTTAGCATAGTTGCGCCCAGGAAAACGACAGGACTGGCGCAGATTTACCGGGCCGATCATGGGTTCAACCGATACAAACCTCACCGCCGCCGGCACCTGGAGCAGCAGGGGAATGCGCCTGTCGGCCTGCTCCTGGTTCTCGGCCGTGACGCCGAGCCAGACGTTCGTGGGCCAGACGGTACCCTCCATCAGCCCGCCCCACCACTCCGCGATCCGTTCGGGGCGTTTGGTAAGTACCTGCCAGTCCACGTCGCCGCGCCAGCCCATCCCGAATATCGCGTCTGCCAAAGCCGTGTTGGATACGTTGGGGTGGGCAATGTCGCCGGTGTCACACACGAACACCATCGGTCTAGAGTTCGCGCCACGCCGGCTGCCGTCCGTGGGGAATTACGTATTGACGAGCAAGTGGGTGCGCTTGTCCGGGTAGTAGGACGTCTTCTCGGGCAGGTTCCCGAACCGCTCCCCGATCCGCAGCGCGTAGCAGTGCTCACATCCCGCGCTCACCTCACAGTCCCCGCGCTTGCCGCGACGCACAAAGTTGGCGTCGCCGCCACTGAAGTCGGTCCACTCGATAGCCGAACGCTTCACCGTACCCTCCTCAGCGCCCGCCGGCTCGTGGTCATGCGCCGACCGGCGACGTCCTCGATCAGCACCGTGTTCCGCGCGCCGGACACGACGATCCGCACGAGGCACCCGCACCAGGTGGCGCGGACGCTGTTGTTCGCCCAGCGGTAGACGTGGGTCATCGGCCCGGCCAGTGGCTCAGGCATTGGACGCCGCCTCTTCGAGCGCCTTGTCTGCTCGCTCGCGCTCCAACAGCCGCTCCAGGCTCGGATCGAGATTGCGGGCCGTCACGTAGAACCGCTCCCACACATCCACCTCCCTCTCCGCCTTTGCCGCCTCCGCCGACACCTCGCGGATTGCGTCCTGTGCGTTCGCCAGCAGTTGCGTCTGGCACGCGAGGTCGGCCCGGAGCTGGTCGCGGGTTATGAGCACGATCCGAAGCGTTTCTAGGGTAAGATACACCGAGCATCCGCACGTGCGGCACACGATACGTGGCAGGTCGGAATCGTCACCGACGATCCACTCGTGCTTGCAGTCGTCTCCCATCACTCCCTCCCCCAAAACCACACGTGCGCGCCCGCACACTCCGCTTTCCACAACAGCGTCTCGCCCTCGACCAGTCGTTGCACCCGCTCCTGGGCCATGTCCGAGTCGGAGAACGCATAAGTCGCCCCCGGTACCGGCGACGGCTCCCCCGCCCTGAACCGGATCACCGCATCCACCGCAGCCGGGCCCGGTGTGGCGTCGCCGAAACACAGCCCATCGTTGCAAACGTGTGCAAGGGCAAGCAGCACGTCCGGTCCACACAGATTGCCGCCCTCGCCCTGAACCGTGCGCATGAGCCGGTAGTCCGGACAGAGTCCGATTGTGAGAGTCAACACGAGGGCGAGCAGGGCGCTCATCGGCCACACTCACAGGGCTGGAACCTCAGCATCTTGTCCATCTGATCCTGGTCGAACATGGTCATCTGTCCCTCGAACCCCTCTCGCATCTGCGCCAATGTCTTGCCGTCCATCCGTAGACCGTAGCATCCGTGCGTTTTGATCACGTTCTGCTCGATGTCCTCGACACGTGCATAGATGTCCGGGTGAACCTCCCACAGTCGCCGCCACTGGTCAACGCGCTGGTACGGGCACATCACACAGCCCGACTTCGGCGGCACCGACAGTCCGGCGTCCTGAATGATCCTGATGCAGCCCTGGCGGTCGATGTGACGATCCACGAGCGGGCGCGTCGCATCCGGCATCCTGCGCGACTCGTCGGCAGCGATGCCGATCAGCCAGGCGGTGATTTCTGGATGCGCTCGTAGCCATCGCTCACACGGGCGCCGTTTCCAGTCCGTCGTGCACCAGCGGAATGCGGGCGATGGCAGTTGCGGCTTGCTCTCGCAAAAGTCCAGGAGTGGCAGACGGGCCGCGCCCGTCTGCCACGGGGCGCCAGTGAGTCGCGTGATGGCCAGCCTGCGCTCCGACAACCAGGCCTCGAACGTGCGCATGTAGCAGTACGTCTCCGGCCACTCACAAGAAGTATCAGCGAACACAATCGGCCCGCGCCAGCCCTCGTTGATGAGCATGATGGTCATGGCGGTGGAATTCACCCCGCCGCCGAACGAGATAGCGTAGCCGTCGTAGCGGGCGAGCAGGGCGCTGGTCACTCCCCCGCCTCCATCCACATCCCCAGCGCCGCCACGATCGACAGCGCCTCAGTCCGATTCGCCCCGAACCTGTCCCTCACCGTCGCCACGACGTCCTCCAGTGTGGGGTGGTCTCTGAGTGTGTCGGCGTAGACCAGCGACAACATGCGCGCGTAGACGCTGGGCTGGATCACATCGCGGGCGTGGCAGTAGCGGGTGTCGTCTGTCCAGGTCATGGGGTGGACTCCCGATTCAGTGCGTTGACCAACATTTTGGCGAGCATCACATCCCATGTGTTGGCAATTACTGATCCATCAGAACGGCATATCTCAAACGTCCCCTCTACGGTCTCGCCATAGGTGTACGAGGCAACTGGCTTGGCGGTCAGCGTCGGGTCCGCCGACGCCCCCGCAGGCGGCTGCCAGACGCGCAGGTGCAGCGGGAGCGGGTTGGGCTTGGCGGCGGGCTGCTCCCCCAGCGCGTCCTGGAGGCACCGGAGCAGGTCGCGGGCCTCGGATGGGCACAGGTCAACCCAGTCCTGACCTGGCAATCGCAATCCAACGACGGTGCGCACGTCGATTCTGATCTCGCCTACAGTATGCTCAGGCATTCTGCCCTCCCGCCCACTGGCTCAGGTCCGTGGCGATGTGCGCCCTCCTCTCCGTCTCGACCTTGACAAACGTCGGCTCGGCGACTTTGGCGTACCGCTCGAACGCCGCCTTATCGAGCTTGAGCGCTTTGGGGTAGTGCTCGCGGCAATGATCCAGCGCCCACGAGTCCTCGTAGACCAGCCGGGTTGCCGTTTTGATCTCGACCGCCGGATGTGGGTGCTGCTCACCGGACTCGACGGCAAGGTACCGAAGCCGGGCGTCCACGTCCTGGGCCAGCTTCGATGCATCGTCGTAGATCGCCTTCTGGGCGATGTAGACGCTGTTCATCTTGACCGCCTCGACCATGCTGTCGAACACCGCCTTTGACTTGCGCATTTGCTCCCGTAGGTATGCGAGCCGCTGGACCTCCCGCTCCAAGTCTGTCATGTCGCCCTCCTCACTCGCCGTCGGGCTGTCCAGACCCGACGGCTTGGGCTCGCGACGCTGGCACGTCGATCCAAATGGGGTTTGGGGTGGACGGTCCGACTCGAACGGACAACCAGTGGATCCACAGACCACCGCTCTACCATTGAGCTACGTCCACCACGGGGCGCCGCTGCTAGACGGCGCCCTACGGTACTTGGTTGCTGGCCGGTCGCAGGACATGCCAGCATCGACAACGTTCTAGTCCCCCGTTGCGGCAGTTGGTTTCGGCGCTCGCGACTGCGCCCCGCTCGCAACACCGCGGCTGCCAGCTCGCTGGGCTGGGATCCCTGCCCGACAGTTTCGACGGGCAGTGACTGCAGGCGACGCACCTCCTGGATGGGATGTGCGATGGTTCACGGCTGGCTCGGTGCCGCCGCCAGTTCATACGCCTCTGCGAGCATTGAGCATTGCTTCGAGCTTGGTATTCAATTCGTCCCTGGCAGCGGCCCAGGCAGCGTCCCTGGCGGCGGCCCTGGCAGCGGCCCAGGCCGCGTCCCTGGCAGCGGCCCAGGCAGCGGCCCAGGCAGCGTCCCTGGCAGCGTCCCCGGCCGCGTCCCAGGCAGCGGCCCAGGCAGCGGCCCAGGCAGCGGCCCAGGCAGCGTCCCCGGCAGCGTCCCTGGCCGCGTCCCTGGCAACGTCCCCGGCCGCGTCCCTGGCAGCGGCCCTGGCAGCGGCTAATTCGTCATCGGTCGCCTCTCCGCGCAACCATCGCCGTTTCGCCTCGATGGCCGCCACGCTCCGGGGATCTGGCTCGACGTCACGTTTGCGCATGGTGTCGAGCGCATACTCGGCGCACCAGCACGCAAACTCGTGCAGAATCCGCTCGGCGTCGATCATCCACAGGACGCTGCGCTCGCGCGCGCAGGATTTGCCATCGCAGTCGATACGCGCACCGAGTAACTTGACGCGGCAGAGCACGGTGCCGCTACGACAGGCCAGCGCGTCAAGCGCTCTCCTGCTCGCGTGCATGCCGTTCTCGCAGAGTACTAGTTTGCCTTTTGCGCGGTACGTCTGTCCCGCCTTAATCAGTGTGTGGGGCGGGTAGGCCATGCGCCTGTCATTGTTCAGGACGTGCCATCCAAGCCACTGTTCAGTCATTGTGCCTCACCTCCTGGACGGGGATGCGATGGTTCGAGAGAGAACACCGCCAGCACGCCGGCTACTGGATTTTGACTCACGGTCCGCGCGGGACCGGTCGCATACCAGCACACGATACGCCAGCATTTTGAGTGCTGGGATACGTGCTGTCGCGCACGCGCTCGCGGTGGACACGCTAGGCCCGCTTCACAACGCCCTTGGCGTTGCACCTTTGCCCGCTGCCAAGTTCATTGTGCCAGCACGAGAGAGTGTCCAGTTTCAGGTGCGGCTTCACTTCTGACGGCGAGTAGTGGACCAGCTTGTGGCACGCCGTCGCGCTTTTCAGGTTCCAGCACTCGTCGCACGTCACCGTCGCGTCGTGGGGTCCGCCGCAGTACCCACGTCCCATGTTGTAGTAGTTAGACCGGCACCCGGAACAGCGCTTCCGCTTTTCGGACTTGCTCAGTGCCATCTCACGCCTCGGCCTTCTGGCCGTACACCGCCTGCATCGCCACAAGCGCCTTCCTGGCGTCCATCTTCTCGGCTCTCAGGTACGTGTCCGCGGCCTGTTTCGCGACGCCGTGCGCGAGCGCCCACGCCCAGAAAGTGGTCATGTCGTCCTGGGCGAGCTTGGGGTCCGGTCCCGGCCCCCGGCGCGCGGGCTTGGGCGCTTCAGGTGGCTTTTGTGGCTCGACTGGCGTGGCCGTGTCGTCCTCAGTAAGGACACCCTCCCGGAATGGGGGTTCGTCTGGCTTGGTGTCTGCGTCCACAGGTAGCTCGGTGCCCTCGTCGACGTCCAGCGGTTGCCCGGCGTCACCGTTCACCACGCGGGGGGGCGCCGCGATGTACGCAGACGGCTCCGGGCCAAAAACCTCCTCGTTCCTCGCTCTACGCTCATCCTCCGTCCAGTTCGGCGCCGCGATACGCTGCATGTTCGGGATAGGCGCCGTGAGCCACTGGTCAAAGTTGAGTCCGGGGGGCGTGCGCAAGTCCAGCACATGTACCGTCTTTTTCTTGCCCTCCGCCTGAACCTCCTTTGGAACGATCACGAGCTTGAGTAGTAGGCCCGATATGTGACCCGCCAGACCACGGAACATCGCCACCGCACTGTTGATCTGGACAATGCTGTTGAACGAGCCGGTGTCGATCTGCCAGCAGCCGATACCGTCGACTTTTGGCAGGATCACCATCAGGTTGCCGACCGTCCGGCACGCCTTCGAGACGTAGTGCGGACAGTCCTTGCCTTTGCACTCGCGCTCGTGCATCTCGCCGGTCTTGGGGTCAACCTCAGTGGCGACCTCGCCATCTCCCTTGCAGGCAAGGCCAGTGCCCCGACCGTAGCGGCGGTAGAACTGCGGGAAAAACACGTCGGGGTTCTCACACGGGATCACCACGTCCAGCTCTTTGGGCTGCTTGCCATAGATGCGCTCGAATGCAGCGGCATAGTATTCCGACGTCGTGAGACCCGGCGAGCAGACGAAATAGTCCGTCGCCTTCGGATACTCGATACCCTTTGCGTTCTTGACCTTGACGCCCAAGTGGATCTTGCCAAGTCTGGGCATCCGGCGGATTTCAGTAACCCCCTTGATCGGCATCGTGTCCCTCCTCGTTTGGTTTGGGTCCGCAGAGCCAACAGCCCCCGGTGCGCTCGCACACGCTGGGCGCGTGGCCGTACCGGGCCTCGAACGCCGTCCTCACCTGGGCCTCGGTGAGGTTGAGCGTGTATCCGACGTACTCGCCGGGCGGGAGTTGGATCCGCCCCACCGGTCCGGCTGCTGCGGTGTCCAGCCCTCCAGCTTCGTTTCGTCCTTGCCCGCCCACTCGTACAGCGCCAGCACGCCGTACAGGATTGCGCCCATAATGGCGGCTCCGATCAGTGCTGCCATGACCCCCCTCCCCCGCGCTCTCGCGCGGCCAGTCCCTCAGTGCGTGCGGCATCATGCCGTCACCGTCGCGTCCGACATCTGGAGCTCGACCGTCACCCGACAGCTCGGGCAGATTCCATGCGTCACCACCCCGGGACGATCCGCGATGCCGTCGCTCATGACACGCGAGCACCACGCGCACACGCGGTGCATCGGGTACCGGCCAACCTCAGCCGCCTCGCGCTCGCTGTACGGAATCCAGTTGCGGCGGACGTTGCGGTGGAGTGTGCTGCAGCCGATGTTGCGCTCGCCCCAGGCCGAGGCGGCGTCGAACGTTCGGAACCACCCGTGCCACTCGTTCCGGTCTTGGTCACGCACGCAGTAACGTTGCTGGTCGCTCATTCCGTTGCCTCCTGTTGTTCGAGCGCCGCCCGGATCGCGTTGACCACCCATCGGTTGACGGGGATCCCGACCCGGGCAGCGGCGGCGCGGATGGCGTCCCACAGATCGGGCTTGATTCTCACGGACAGTGGCCGCATCTGGTTTTGTGCCATGCACCATCTTAGCATATCTAGTACTACTTGTCAAGTTAACGAATTGCACGGTTTGGGCGTGAGAATTGACACAGCAAAGCCCGCCCCTCTCGGAGCGGGCTGCGCGCCGGGCGTGGCGTCAAGCCCACAACGCATGAGCATTCGCGTCAAAATACTCGCTATATGATTGGGTATTGACACAGGCATATTCCTATGCTATACTAGTGGCATAAGAGACAGAGAGGGGACGCGGAGATGGAAGAGACTTTCGAGCAGAAACACGCAAGAGAAGCCGCAGAGTACGAAGCGAAGCAGGCGAGACTGATGGAAACACTCCGCGAGCAAGGCGAGAAAGCCGCAGCCGCGAAGAAGGCCCGGTTCGCTGGCAGATACAACCGGTTTCAGTCCCGCCCGGTCTACCAGGTGCCGGTCGAGGACGCGAGAGACGACATCGAGCTGATGCGCAGGTACAACGAAGACCGCAACAGCTCCTACTGCACAGAGATCGAGTAAGCGAAACCGGGCGCTAGCCCGGTCCGCGGGTCAGGCCCGCGCTGATGAGACCAGAGAGGGAGGGCGGCGTGATGTTCCGTGAGGTTCCGCAGAATCCACACTTCAAGAGAGTTACCGACGGCGTGCGCGCAGTGCCGGCCACTGGCGCCTCGATCATCGCCAGCGTCGCGCAAGACTCGGAGCACATCGACCGAACCGCCGTTGTGGCGGCATTTCGCGCGTTGGTCGTGGCGCTCTCTGCAAACGACGATCTGGCGCTCGATACCAGCGATATGGACTGGATCGTCTCACTCTGCGATGGTCCCAAGCCAGAACTGAAAGCGGTTGTGAACCTCATGGCCGCCTGGTGGACTGCGCCGCAATGAGAGCCGCACTCCGCCTGGAGGAGTTCGGATCATCCGCCTACATGGGATTCGACCAATCCGGACCGTGGGTGGCCCGGATTCTCGGATTCGATGACCAGTATGGCTACAAGCGCGAGTTCGCGCGGTTTCATCGAGACTACAGTGGCGCAAGTTCCACCGGCAACCGCGGCATTTGGCGGCACTACGCGCTGGAGCCGGGCGTCTATGAGGTGAACCGTCGCCTCAGTTGGAAACACGTCCGGCGAGAGTTCCTGTTCGTCGATGATGATGGCTCCCTGTGTGAAATCTCACGAGAGGATGTGGAGGCGTGGCTGAGAAGCGCATGCTCGGAATTGACGTCCTGACCGCTGCCAGGCAACGCATCGCGTGGGTGTTCGACACGTTCCCGCGCATCTATACGTCGTTCAGTGGCGGCAAAGACTCATCAGTCATGCTGCACCTGGTCATGGACGAGGCGATCAAACGCCAGCGCAAGGTCGGCGTGCTGTACATCGATTTCGAGGCCCAGTACAAACACAGCATCGACCACACGCGAGAGATGTACCAACTCTACGCCGATCACATCGAGCCATACTGGGTGGCGCTGCCGATCCATCTCCGCAACGCAGTGTCGATGTACGAGCACCACTGGGTGTGCTGGGAACCTGGTCGCGAGGCGGACTGGGTACGCCAACCCGATCCGATCTCGATTACCGATCCCGCTGTGTTTCCGTTCTACCGCCACGCAATGGAGTTCGAGGAATTCGTGCCCGAGTTCGGGCACTGGTACGGCAAGGGCCAGCTCACCGCATGTTTCGTGGGCATCCGCACTGCCGAGAGCCTCAACCGCTGGCGCACCATTGCCGGCCACGGCACTAAATTCGAGGGCCGGAATTGGTGCGGATGGGTTGGTCGCAGCCTCTGGAATGTGTACCCGATATACGACTGGACGACAGAGGACGACTGGCGGTATTTCGGCAAGCTGCACAAGCCCTACCCCAAGGTCTATGACCTCATGCACCTAGCTGGCCTGAGCATCCACCAGCAACGCCTATGCCAGCCCTATGGCGACGACCAGCGCAAGGGGCTGTGGCTGTTTCACCTACTGGAGCCTGAGACGTGGGGCAAGGTCGTCGCCCGCGTCAACGGCGCCAACTCCGGCGCGCTCTACGCCAATGAGTCTGGCAACATCCTGGGCAACCTCAAAATCACGAAACCAGCGGGCCACACCTGGGAATCGTTTGCGAACCTGCTCCTGGAGAGCCTACCGCCCAAGACCCAAGACCATTTCAAGAACAAAATCGCGGTGTTCATCCACTGGTGGCAACTCAAGGGCTACCCGACGATTCCGGATGAGGCAGACCCGAAAGCCGAGGCCGCGAGGGACGTTCCGTCGTGGCGGCGCATCTGCAAAGCCTTGCTCCGAAATGACTACTGGTGCAAGGGCTTATCGTTCGGGATGCACAAGAGCGCCGCCTACGAGCGGTACAAGAGAATCATGGCGAAGCGGAGGAGCCAATGGGGAATCTATTCGGACACGCTCTAGTCGAGCGGGCGCGCGCGTTGGTCGCCGAACTCTCGGATCTGCCGGACGATGCACGTATCGACGCCATCAATGAGATCAAACGCGCCCTGCACGAGGTCAGTCCGTTTCGGGATGAGCCGGTCGATTGCGTGCTGTGGGTGCCTGTCGATACCGTCGAGGCGAACGACTACAACCCCAACTCAGTGGCGCCGCCCGAGATGCGCCTGCTCGAAATCAGCATCGGAGAGGACGGATTCACGCAACCTGTCGTGACGTGGCAGAACGACGGCCATCGCGAGGTTGTGGATGGTTTCCACCGCAAGCGCGTGGGCACAGAGAGCAAGGCCATCCGCAAGCGTCTGCGCGGGTACCTGCCCGTCACCACTGTCAACGAGACGCGCACCGATCGCGGAGACCGTATCGCGTCCACGATTCGGCCCAATCGCGCCCGCGGCAAACACCAGGTACAGGGCATGAGTGAGATCGTCGTCGAGCTCAAGCGCCGATTCTGGTCGGACGAGAAAATCGGGCGCGAGCTCGGAATGGACCCGGATGAGGTGCTGCGACTGGCTCAAATCAGCGGACTCACCGAGATGTTCGCAGACGAGGAATTTAGTGAGGCTTGGGAAATATCATGACCACCCGTCCCACGATCTCCGCCGACGTTCACAACCCGGAGGCCGTGCGCAAAGCGGCGGCCTCCATCGGCCTGGTCGCGACCACCCGAAACGGTCGCGCGCTCAAAGCCGGATCCATCCGGCGGCTCTTGAACGAGATAGCAGCAGGCGAGGTCCTGCTGATGGTTCACCCGTTCGAGGGCGACGGCGAGATGCGCGCTCAGGCGGCCAGTCTCCGCGAGCTGGCGGCCACACTCTCGATCCTCGACGCTCGGCGGCAGGGGTTGCTGTGCGGACTGGCGGGAGCACTAGAGAGCGCGGCGGAATTGCGAGCCGCGCAGATCGACGCGGAGAATGCAGACGCGACAGAGTGAGCCGGGCCACGCCCGGCGGGAAGGTGGATGAAATGTACGATGAGTTTTGGAAAAGGCTCACTCCCGGCGCCGTCCTGCCCGCTCCGGCAGGCCTGGACATCTGCTCCCCATCGCGATGGGGTGGAGAGGTGCGGCGCGAACGCGCATTTCAGCACAACAAATACCCCCGTTTCGGGGGCACTGTGCAGGTGATCACGCCGCACGTCCCCGACAATGTACGCGCAGTGCTGGATCAAAGCGCGACAGGGGTCGCGGTCCAGCGCGTGGATAACGAGGGCTGGACGCCTACACCGCTCATCCTCTGGTTCGCGAACCAGACCGCCTGGGACAAGTACGAGGAAAGCTACTACGGCTTTCCGATGGCGTATTACCCAGGTGCCAGCGGCTCGTTTCACACCGTTGCGGAATAGGGGCCAGAGTGAGCCGGGCGGGTTCGGCCCGCCCGCCCGGCCACTGAGGGGGGAGGCGCTGCGGAGGAGGTGGCCGCAGCGCCTGGCCAGGAAATCACACGTCGGCGCGCGGGCCAGTGCCGGTCAGTCCTCTCAGGTTGGAAATCGCCTCGTAGCCAAACGTCGCCAGCGCAGCGCCGCCGATCCCGACCAGCAGCGCCTCCAGCGCCCCGCGGGGCGTCCACCCACCTACCAGTCCCCGCGCGATTTCGGCCAGCACGACCGCGACGCCCAGGCCGATCAGGTTGTACCAGCGCGGCTCACTCACCCACTGTTTGACCCACTGGAGCAACAGCCCCACGATGACCCCCAGGCCAGCAACGCTCAGAATTCCCTCTAGTGTGATCGGAATGTCCATGTCAATCTCCCTTCACGCACCATATCGTCGGCGTCACCGAAATGGTCACGCCAGCAACCACACATCGTTATGGCAGCACGGGCACACGTGATCCCAGTCCTCACAGCCCACGCAGGCCAGCAGCGCGCCGCAGTATGGGCAGGTGCCACGACGCCCGAACCTGCCGCCGCAGTAGCAGACGATTACCACTCCCGCACCACATCCGTCCCCATGACATCTAGCCAACCCGCACGTCCTTTGGTCGTGTCAATCGGCCAGGCCGGCGCGTCGAGCACCCAGCACAGCCCGCAATGCAGATGCGCGTCCGTTGTCCCGCTCTTGCCCAGGTGCCCGATCACGTCGCCGCGCTTGAGCGCCTGGCCAGGCTTCAGGGCAGGCTCGAACATGAGGTGGTACGCACAATACTCCCACAACCCGGAGTCGGCTTTGAGGTACACGTACCAGCCCCGGCTCGCGTTGTGCCACACGCCGTCGACGGTGCAATCCATCGGTGCCAGCAGCACCGCGCCCTCTGTGCCGACGCTGCCCGCACGGGCAAAGTCCGTGCCCTTGTGCCAGCCGTCGGCGTAGTAGCTGTCGACGTGGCCGAATCCTCGCGTGACGACGAACCCGGCGTGACGCTGAAACAGTGGCCCGATTGTGATTTTGTCCATGCCCACCTCCTCAGGGGTGGGGACAATCTGTCCCCCTCCCATCGTCTCTCGCAGACTCGCTAGCAGTGCGGGCTTGTCCGCATAGTTGAACTCTGGATGGTTCGCGCCCCAGCCCCACGAGAACAGTGCACATGCCTCGACGTGCGCCGGCTGCGCCCGCATCCATTCGCGGATCTCGACGGCCGCCGCGACCTGGTCCCGTACGTCCACCGGCCCGCACTCGGAGAGCCACACCGGGCGCTGCCACAGGTCGCGGAGCTTGAGGTGTCGCATGCCCTCCCACTCGTGCGCCTGGTTGCCGCGCTGCCAGTACGCATGAGCGTCGATCTCTGAGTACAGATCGTGCGCAAGGTCGAGCCACTGCCGGACGCCGGTCTCCATCTGCAGCTCCGCGTCCGGCCCCGGCGCGCACAGGTGCAAGCGCCAGTTTGGGCGCATGAGTTTCGCGCGCGCGTTGGTCACACTGAGCCACAGCCCGGCAATCCGCCAGTGGTTCGCGTCGCGGTTGTCGAAGCCCGGCGTCTCGACGTTCGGCTCATTCCCGATCACCACATCCGCGCACAGCGTCTCGGGCAGGTCGCCCAGCAGCTCCAGGCACTGGTCTACGGTCGCGAGCTGGTCGTCTGCGAACACGTTGCACGGACCCCAGTAGGGCCTCAACAAGAGCGTCGCGTTCGGTCGCGCGGCTCGAATCTGGCGCGCCTGGTCGCGGTGCTCTGGGCCAGCGATGACCACAGTGAAACATTCGCCGGGCATGGCGAGCATGGCGTCGGTCTGGAGCGGTTCGACGTTGGCGGCATGGTACCCGACTCTCATACTCTCACCCTCAACACCCGCCGCTGCCGCCGGTTGTATGCGCGCTTGGCTCGGCGCAATACCCCCGGACGCCAGCCCGTCCACTTTCGCCAGCGCGTGAATGCGTTCAGCTCCACTTTGTCAGCTGCCGGTATCGTGTGCGCGGTGCTCACCACAGCCCCGCCCGTCGCATCAGCCACATCGCGATGAACAGCGCCAGCCCGGCGCCGATGCCCAGGATCACCGCCTCCTGCAACAGCGCGCCCAAGTGCCTCAACGTGTCCAGTACCCGTCTCATCCCGCCCTCCTGTACCTGTGCCCCGGCCACGACTGCCGCCCCGTTGCCGCCGCGCCGAGCGACTGAATTTGCAGGCAATGCTCCCTGGCCTTGCGCCGGGTGTTCGCCGAGTACCGCTTTGGCAGCGCGCCCCGGAGCTCCGGGCGAATGTACCGCGCTAGGGTGCGAATGCTGATGCCGAGCTCGACGCAGATGCGGGCGCGTTGGACCCCATCGACGAGCATGTCGTTCGCGCGCTCGATGAGCCGCAACCTCTCGCACTCATCGGCCCACGTCAATAGCCCCGCGGACCGGCGCCGGACCGGGGGCAGGCCCAGCTCTCGACGCCAGGCGCGGGCAGTGGCCACGCAGATGCCGCACGCAGCCGCGACGTGCTCGTTGCTGCGCCCGGCGCGAAACATCGCCAGCGCCAGCTCTGTCATTGCACCCATCGTACCTCCAGGACGCTGGTCGTGTTCGGCGCGTAGACCCAGCGGATCGGGCCACACGGCGTCACGTGATTGACGCGCATCCAGCCAGTGCTGACATCCGCGTCCCACCAGTTGCAGCACGACTCGACTATCGGCTCCGGGCAGAACCAGAACTGCCCGTTCGCCGCGCCCTCGGTCGAGACCAAGAACTCCAGGTCCCAGCCGTCCCCGTCGAGCGCCGTCCACTCCCCGCCCGCCCACGTCTGCGCCGGCAACGGCGTGCGGGTCTGGGTCGGCGTCGGGATCACCGTCGGGATCACTGTGCCGCCGCCGACCATGACGGCTAGCGGCGCCGTCCAGTCCGGGTAGCCGTCGGCGCGCCAGAATAGGGTCAGGGTCACGACGTCACCGACCTTGTTGGTGGAATTGAACCAGATGTTGGCGTGGATCGTCGCAGAGCCGTCGACGTCCCAGCATGCCTTGCCGCAATCTAGGTTCGGCTTGGGGTCTGCGTCTTCGTAGTACAGGTCCGTCTTGTCAGGCAGGTACAACCCGATCTGCGCGGCGATGCCTTGATACGTGATCACTGTCTGCAATCGGGATCCCGGCTTGGCGGTGTTGAGCGCCTCGATCGTGATCAGCGGCGCGCTCGTGGTCGGCGTCGGGCAGGGGGTCAGCGTTGGCGTCGCGGTTGGCGCGTGAGTCGGCGTCTGTGTTACCGTCGGCGTGTAGGTGGGCAGGACAATGCTGGTCGGCGTCGGGCGCGTCGCGGTCGGTGTTACGCTGGCCGTCACCGTGGGCTGCAACATCGCCCACGCCGTAGCGCCCAGGCACGGGTCACAGACTGGCGTCGGGCTGTCGCACCGCACCAACATCAGCGCCGCGCACACGAGCGCAGCCAGAATCAGCCCGAGGCGCTCGCCGTCTCTCAATGTGCCCACCCCTTGACCAACTCCACTGCGCCATAGATCAGCCCGATTGCGGTAGCCAGCCCAGCGAATACCCCCGTTGGCGCCACCCAGCGGATCACCTCGTGGTGCGCAGAGAGCTGTTTGCCCTGCGCCTCTTGCGTGTCTTTGATCTCTCCAATTGTCTTGCGGAGCCCGTCGATGTCCTCTTTCGTCGCCATTCTCTCCCCTACATTTTTTAGGCTCCCGGAGAACTCGGCAAGGTCCTGACATACGCCCGCCAACCGCTCCGCCAGCACCGGCAGCTGTGGGAGTTGTGTCAGCCGCTCATTGATCGACAACAGCGCCGCGTGGTATTCCGCCCTCGATGGTTCGTGCGTCTGCCCCTTCGTAGGTGGCATGCATCACCTCTCGTCTAGACTGCCGCAACCGTCGGCGCGGTATTGAACGCAAACCACAGCACGTCGATCTCCACTATCGCGTATATGGTGCCCGTGGTGCCCGTGCCCGTGTGGTCGATGAGCACCTGGATGTCCACGTTGTACGCGTCGACCTCCACAACCGTCACCGTGAGCGTGCCGATGCTGCGAGCCGCCGCCGCTGTGTCCGCGCTGGCGGTCGTGCTGATGGTCGCCACGGCAGACAGCCCCCTCCGATCCCCAGCGGCATTGATGGCTCGCGAGAAGTGGGCGAGTTGACCGCGAGCCGCAGAATCCGCTTGTGTCTTGGCTCCAGCCTGTGCGAGCACATGCACGAGCACAGTGTAGCCGCCGCCGTCGGCGCTTCCTGCCTCGTTCGTGGTCGTGATGCGGATGACGCTCGTGGCGGTGTTGTCGACGAGGTTTTTGGCGGCGACGAACACAATGCGATACGGGTCACCGCCCAGCACACTCGCCGGGAACTGGCCATTGGCGTCCAGTGGCAGGATCGTGCTCGGCGTCGGGTTCGGGTTGGCGTGGAAATCGTCCACCATGTCCGCATTCAGGTGCTCGATACAGTCCTCAGAATCCACCGTAAACGGCGTGCTCACACCGGTTTCGCCGCCGTTGAACGCGGGCCGCCCCGTCACCACCTCGTCTTGCGCCAGCGCAAAATACTGCGGGTGGTCATCGTCGGCCAGCCCCACCAGCCCGCCGTGATCGATCGCATTGGCCGCCGTGTGTTCCTGGCGCTCCAGCAGGGATACGCGCGCCTTGAGCACAGCAATCTCTTTGGCGATGGCCTCTAGTATCTCGCTCATACCTGTGCCAGCTCCGGCGTCACAACCTCTGCGCCGTCCTCTTGCCACTCGACGGTCACGCCCGCGATTTTGCGCGTGACCTCAACGGTGTCGAATCGTGCCGTTACCAGGTCACCCACGAAATAGTCCCTGCCGTAGAGCTTGGCCCCGTCCTGGATCACGTCGAATGTGAATGTGTGTTCGGCTTGGCGCTCTCGCAGCACCGAATCCCCCGCCGCCTCCCGCGCGGGCAGGGTCTTGAGATTGCCGTCACTATGCAGGACCTCGATGTCATTGTCAGCGGCATAGTCGGCGCCCGTTCGCACCGTGACGTTCCGCGCCGCCTCTTCGCCGTCTGCGGCCACGATGCAGACCGTCGCCTCGTTGGTGCGATCCCGGATGTACTCCGGGTTCGCCATGTTCCCGAACTCGAGCGCAAACGTGACGGTGCCCGACCGGTCCGTCCCGAGCTGGCCCGTGTACCAGCGGAATTCCCAGGCCGCTGCGCCGGTGCTCACCAGGTCAAAGTCGCCGCCACCCACGAGGGCCAGGCTTTGCAGTGACGCGAGTAGGTTGTCCCACGCGCACCGCCATTCCAGGACGTTGCCGCCTCCGCCGTCGGCCTCGCATGTGATTCCGAGCGTGTTGGCGGTGCGCTCCCGCCCGTTCGCAACCGTCGCCGACGCGCCCGCGTTGTACTCGGCCATCGTCTTCATGATGGTTTCGGCTGGGGTCGCGATGAACACTGAGCGGTTGCCGGTTGCGGCCTTGTACGCGACGATCCGCCACGACAGCAACACGAGCGGACTCTGACACGTCGCCACGAACATGCCGTGGTCGGTGTACCGGCGCCGTTGCTTGCGGTACAGCCCCATCCAGTCCCGGTACCAGGTGATCCCGGTGTCGATGTTGCGCCGCCAGACCTCGATAATGGCCTTGTCCGCCAGCGATGCGATCAGACTGTCGGTGCCGTCGAGTGTGAACGTGAGTAAACCAACGCCGTTGACAACCTTGTTGTACAGGAGCGTCCGAAATCCGCCCGTGCCGCCGCCGGTGAGCGTCGCGAGCGCGACGCCCGCCGGCGTGTGGACGTCGAGCCTGTACTCAGTGCCCACCTAGTTGTACCGTACCCAGGCGGGCTGCTCTTTGCCCGCATAGTGCCAGTCCACGAATTCCCACGCCGCGACGGCCATGTCGCCGGGGACGCTGCGAACGTCCACCCGCATAGCGTTCGCGAGCACGGTCACTCCCGCACTCTCCGTGCTCCCGGCGTGGGTACGCACAGTCTCAGTGATGATACAGGCCGTCTGTACCAGCACAAGCCAATCCGGACGCCGATCCCTCCTCATGAGTCCTCCTCTAGTCGCCGACGTAGCAGATTTTCGCCAGGGCATAGTATGGCGGCATGATGTCCTGTACCGCCGATCCGCCGTTGGCCGTCGCACCCGCCAGGACGTGGGTATGCGCCGAGCCGGCAGCCGTCGTGCCCGCGACAACGTGTGTGTGCGCGGATCCCGCTGCGCTGTTGCCTGACATGGCGTGAGTGTGGGCGCTGCCAGCCGCCGAGGTGCCAGACATCGCGTGAGAGTGCGCGGCTGGGTTCGTGGCGTCGGTAAGGCCGCCGTGCGCGTGACTGAAATTCGACACTCCATCAAGTGCATTAAAGTCCGCGCCATTCGCGGCGGCGGTCGCCGAAAACATAACGCCACCCATCGCGTCGGCATTGATCACATGGTTATGGTTCCCAGCCTGCGTCGCCGCTCCGGCAATCGTGCCCACGCCGTGCGTGTGTGCGCTCTCGTTGCCCGAGACGATGCTACCCGCCGCGTGCACGTGCGTGCTCTCGTTGGCCGCGGCGATGGTCCCCACACCGTGCGTGTGCGCGTTCTCGGTGTTCGCGCTCAGGGTGCCCACGGCGTGCGTGGGTGTCAGGTCCTTCGTCGCCGTGCCGCCACTGCTGCCCGCTGCGTAGGTTCCGCCCGCGCAGATCACAAACTTGTCCGCGAGGTTCGGCGTCGTGACCCCGCCCTCGACGTCGCCGTTGCAGATGTGCCAGTTGGTGTCCGCAAGCCCCGTGCGGGGATCCACCGGGTAGTGCCCGGAGAGTGTCCCCGACCAGTCCATGATCATGCCCGGCAGCCAGTGCCCATCCCGTTTCCGCGACGGCGCGCGCTCGTTGGTGACGGTGATTACCCCACCGACTGTGATCGAGACCTGGCAGATCATCTCGTCCCAAGTCACGCCCGGCGTCTGTACAATCGCAGGCGCAGCCCCGCCCTCGATCCCGGCGATGCGCGTGACGCGGATCGTCTGAGCCGCCCAGCTCGCCCGGAGCACGATGCGGTCAATGCGCGTGTCGCCGATCGGCGTGGGGATGTTGACCGCGACCGCCGAGTCATTGTCATAGTCGTACCCGTACACGGATGCGGCGCCGGTATCGATGTTGACGTTCGGCGCGGCTCCGGTGGGCGCGAGCTCGTTGCCGTAGCCTGGGAAAAACCCGTCGCTGCGCTCATGCCGCCGCCACTTGGTCACCTGCGCCATCGTGTACGGGTTCAGCCCGTCCCCAAGCGCTCCCGTGGTCCACCACATCGAGAATTCCGCCATGCCCCTCTCCTACAGCGAGATGTACCGGGTATAGAACTGCATCGTTACGGCAGTGCTCGCCGCCACTGCCGTGCCCGTCACGTGGATCGGATTGATGCCCCCCAGCGCGTCGGGATCCTCGGCCAGGTGCCACGTCGCCGCGTCCGAGTCCGAGGTCAGGTCTGCGTATGCGTCCGCGCCCGTTTCGTCGACAACGGTCTTGCGCGCGTACCGGAGGTCGATGATGCGCTGCTTACCCACTGCGAGCGACAGCCCGGTAAAGTCCAGTTTCTCGCTGGTCGCAAGGTTCGTGATCACGCAATCATCCACCGGCCCCGAGACGGTGATCACCGGATACGTGCGCCACGTCCCGACATAGGCCACCGGTTCCGTCACGTCCAGCACAGACACGCCGATGGGCCAGGGGATCGGTAGCGGGATCACCATCTCGTCCGCGCCCGCGGCAATGGCGAACACCACGGCGACCAGCGCCGGGTCATAGAACGTGGGGTCGTGCGCCTTGAACTGCGCCGGGACCTTGAGCCAGTACCGGCTCGCGGCTTTGGTCGAGAGTCCGAGTTGTGCGACATAGTGGCAGTCGAGCTGGCGCACCTGGGCATCGTCCCGCGTCCATCGCAGCTGCAGCGCCGTGTCCCGCGCCTTGAACCAGGACATGATCGAGTCGCGCTTGCCGAGCATGACCGTCGGGTCGATCCCGTCCGAGTCTAGCCCCAATACGAGTGTGACGATGCGCGGGTCCAGTCGGAACCCCATGTCACTCTCGCCGTGCTGTTGCGGCCCGCGCTCTGTGATGCGATGCAGTGGCGGCATGCCGATCCCGTCCTGCTCGATGAGCCGACACGTCACCAGGTCGGTGAGGCTGTGCGCGATGCCCGCGACGATCACGTCCAGTGTCATCATGCGCCTGACCTCGCCATGATCTGGAGCAGTCGCAGGTCCTGCGCGATGGACGTTGCGCTCTGCTGGGGATAGTTGGCGGTGATGTGATAGTTGTAGGTGTTGCCGCTGTCGCCGTCGCTGCGCCCGCCCAGAGGCGTGATCTGGACGCGCTCTGGACCCGCCTCGCCGACGCCGATGACCATCGGGCCATTGGTCACAAAGTCGCCGCCTGCGCCGTACCACTGGATGCCTACCCCGGTCGGGATCCGGCCGATCACCGGGAACGTGTCCCAGTAGACGGTGATGTGGGGTGTATTGATGTGGACGCCGGAGAGGATGTTGGTTACAAACGTTTTCAGTCCGTCGAATATCCCACGGAACTTCTTGTCTACGGTGTCGAGCGGGTCTTTGAACACGGTGTCCCAGATTGTGTTTACCACGCCGAATATGGCGTCCTTGACGCCGTTCCAAGCGGTGTCCGCTGTCGTGGTGATCGTGTCCCACACGCCCGATATCAGCGTTTCCAGCGTTGCGAGCGTGGTGTCGATGCTGGTCTGCAAATCATCCCATACGCCGGTGATCGTTGTCTTGAATGTATCCCACGCCGTGCTCGCCGCGCCGGTCACGCTATCCCAGGTGCTCGACAGGAACCCGGAGATCGCGTCCCAAACCGAGCGGATGGTCGCGTCGGCTGCATTGACAGGCCCCTCGATGGCGCTCTTTATCGTGTTCCAGACGGTGGTCGCTGTCGCAGAGATACCGTCCCAAATCCCGCCGAGGAACCCGGAGATCGCGTCCCAAACCGAGCGGATGGTCGCGTCGGCTGCATTGACAGGCCCCTCGATGGCGCTCTTTATCGTGTTCCAGACGGTGGTCGCTGTCGCAGAGATGCCATCCCAAATCCCGCCGAGGAACCCAGACAGCGCATTCCAGATCGTGCGAATGACCGTATCGACCGCATTGATCACGGTCTCGACTGCGGTCTGAATCGAGGTCCAGATCGTGGTCGCGGTCGTGCTGATGCCTGTCCAGATGCCGGACAGGAACGTCGAGATGCCTTCCCAAATTCGCGTGAAAAACGCAGCGATCCCGTCCAGCCACGGACCGAACAATAGATCGAGCACATCGAGCGCATACTGGACGTATCCGACGATCAGGTCCCACACGCTGGTAAAGATCGCCTGGATCCCGTTCCAGACTCCATCCCAGTCGCCCTTGATCAGACTGGTCACGGTTTGGATGATGCCCTGGATGACACCGATCACGGTCGAGATCACGGTCTGAATGAGATTCCAAACGATACCGACGTAGCGCAGAATCTCGTCGCCATACTCCTGCCAGATAGCCATGATGAGGCCCCAGATCGTGCCGATCACTGACCAGATCGTGTTCAGTACCGTCGAGATTGTGGCTGAGATCGTCGGCCAGTTGACCACCACATAATCCACTATCCCCATGATGATCGGTATCACGTTCGCCTGAATCCAGCCGAACACGGTCTGGAACACGGGTGCGACGGCATTGACTGCGCCTTCCACCAACGGCAGCGCCCGCGTCGCCAGGTCAGACAGCACGTTGGCGCCGGCTGCGATGATCGGGGTGACGGCGCCGCCCACCGTCTCTTTGAGGTTGCCCAGGGCGATGCCCACTTTGTCCTGGGCGCCCGCTGTGGTGTTGCCGTAGGCCTCGGCAGCCCCGGCGAACGTGCTCTGCATGGAGGCGAGCGCGTCCTGAGCCGACGCGCCCTCTTCGAGCGTGATCCCGTACCGGCTCAGAATGCCGGTGTTGCCCTCGTGGACCTTGCCGACGATCTCGGCCGCCGCGGTGAGGTCCATGCCCTTGGCGCGCGCCAGGTCCTGGGTCATGGCCATCAGCGACAACGCTTTTTCGTAGCTCCCGGTGGACTGCGTCAGCCTGGCTATGGCCTCGCGTCCGTCGCCGTCGTCGAGCGCAGTGCGCGCCGTCTCTTTGGCCAGGTAGGTCTCGATGGCATCGCTGGCGACCTTC